TGCCTTGATGTCATCCGAGCTGGTGTCAGGTGTTACTTCTGAAAGGCTTTCTAAAGCCATAATCAATCTCCGTACCTTAGTGCGCAGCCGCATTTTGGGCTGCATGTTCGTTGAGTTGTCTTGTGTGGCACGTATGGCGACTCACAAACCACACAATGCTGTACAGTTTTTCCACCACGTCTTATGAAAAATTCCAGCGATTGCTCTGGGTGCTGCGAATGGTGGCACACAGGACACAATGTCGCTCCGTTGTCTACATCCAGTCGGCGCTCCACACCTAATGCACACCTTGTCTCGCAAAATCACTTTCCTGGCCCATCGCAGCAATTCTGCTGCTTGCTTTCGGCGAGGGTGCTCTCTGCCGTTCTTTCGCTTACTAAGTCCAAGGCACTTGTTCGAGCAATACTGCCTTGGCTTGTCTGCTCCTGCATGCGACGTGGAAACAAAAACCTTTCCGCACCATTTGCAGACATGTGGAATTCGAGGTTTCTTGTCTACGCGTGTTTTTGACTTTGGACTTGGTTTGCCGATTCGCAACTTGTCCCTGCACGTTCTGCTACAACAAGTCCCTTTACCAGCAGACAAAGTCGACAGAAACACGGAAAACGCTTTCCCGCATTGCTCACATTGGCGTATCACAGAACCTCGCTGTGTCTCAGTCGCCATAGCCTGCCTCGTTGTCGACTAAGCCGCGACGCTTCAGGAACTCTTTCCTGGCTTTGCGGCTGGTGAATTGAACTCGGCCGTTGTCATGGACAGCAGCCCCTTGAATGCTGTGGCGACGAATCATCTCGCGTGCTTCGCCAACCTGTTCCTTCATTACTCCGCAGCCCTCGGAAATGAGCGGATCGTGTTCGCTGTAGGTGTTGGCCGTCATGGCTGGACCTTCCAGCGGCTTCTTAGGCATCAACCGATCTAGCTCAGCCTCGGTGACTACTCGGCCGTTGTACTTGCGAACGATGCCGCTCATGCTGGTGTCCTTTGCATTGCTGCCTTCTGCTGACCATTGAGTTGCGAGCCTGAACCCATCAGGCTTTGAATGACAGAGTTGGCTCTGTTCTCAGCTGTGCCGCCAGTTGGAACATTGCGGCGAACAGTCTCGCGGGTTGTGTGTGCCGGTGAACGCACCGTGTTCTGATCGCCACCAAGCATGTCCGCCGGCGTGGCGAACGTGATGAGCTGCTTAAGCTCAGGCTTGTTCATCAGACGTGCTAACTCTTCGACCAGCACTTGAACATTCAGCGTTGCCCCCGACGCCTGGAACATAGGCCACAGCGGGGAAATCTGTTGGAGTACCTGGAAATACTCCTGCGCGTGTTGCTGCGGAGTTTTGAAGACCATCGAGTACGGCTCAACCCGAAACTCATAATCCTCGAACTCTCCAACTCGGGCTGGAGACTGAAGCCCCAGGCTAACAAGCTCATCGTTCTGATTAAGCGGCGAGGTCCAATCAGCACTGACGTAATGGCCGCTATTACCAACAGGCATAGAAGTGCGTAGCTCAAGTGTCTGATCCTCCCACATCAAGCGACCAAGATCCAAAATGCACGTCGCAGCAAAATTCACCACAGCCGTTCGCATGTCGGCTACGTTCTTGGACAACTGGCCGTGAATCAACTCTTCCTGGCCGACTGTGCCTGCTTGCGCTCCAAGGCCACCCATCGCTTGAAGATTGCCAGCCAAGCGGTCGAATTCCGTTTGGAGGAACGTGGCGAGTGCCATGTCTCGCTGATCAACTCCGCCCATCTCAAACTGCTTGACGGACTGCGGATCTGTCACCCGTACCCAATCGTTGCGGCCTGCGGTCCTTAAACGATTCGCATCGTCCTCTTTTCCTGGCGGATACACGTTTACGATTCGGTGTGCGTCCGAGTCCGCTTCCATTCGCTCGTGCAGCCGGTTCTGGAGATCGTGCATCCCCTTCAGGTTGATAGCCGGGGAAGTAGGGATGATGTTGTCTGGCGTATCGCCCAGCGACAGGAACTTGTATGGGCCCGCTTGAGAGCCTATCCATTCGCGCTCGATCAGCGGCTCAATGTCTTCCTGATCACAGGCCATCGTGACAATGGAATTGTTTTCAGCAATCCAAATATCCATCAGCCAGACCATATCCTTCAGGTCGTTATCTTCTGCATTGCCGTGCTCGGAAGCGATGTCGCGAGCTGAACCCGTCTGGTCATGGTGCGATCTGCTGGTTGGCCTCAGCTTGTCCTTGGCCGCTTTTGAATAGCCAGGCTCGCTCATCACCTTCTCGAAGTCGGCGCGGTAGCGATGGCCGCAGTACCGCATCTTGGTCAGTTCCTTGGCCGACATATCCAGAATCAAGTCGTCCAGGGAAACGCGGTTGAACCAAGGCTCTCCAGGATCAAGCCAGACATCCTCTTCCGATTCAAGCAGACCGTGGAACCGCGTATCAGTGTCGCGCATCATCACTACGCCACAGCCCAAGCAGAAGAACGCGTCCAAGACGATGGAGCGAATCGTCTGATCGAGATTCATGTCGCCGATGAGCTTGTTCAGGTTTACTTCAAACCTGCGTGCGAAGGCGATGTTCTCGGTTCGTGGCGTAGAAACCAAAGCCTGCGGGTTGTTGTGTGCCAGCGAGATCATGTAGATACGCGCTGTTTGGTTCAGGAGGTTGACGAGCGTTTTGTTCTCAGCACCACCCTCGGCGTACCACGAGCCAACATAGTCCTTGATGAGTTCTTTTCTGACGCGACGAAACGGAATCATCGCATCACGCGACGACTTGATGGCTTTGTAAAGCCGACTTCGCTTCTGTTTGTCAGCAAGATCGAACATGAATCGTTTTCAAAAGGAAAATCAGGCAGCCAAGAAACGAAAAAAGGGCACGTCGATGTGTCGGCACCGACATGCCCTCTAGTTTCTTGGCCCCTCCGTCGCGACTGGCCGGTCGACGACTTTGGTTGCCTGTTAAATTGTCAGTCCCCGTTAGGGGAAGTTTAGTTTAGCAAATTCTCCAAAATGCTCCTTAGCCATCTCATCGTAACATAGCGCGGCTTCTAACTCGGTAAAGAAAAACCGCCTGTATTTTTTCTTGTTGACATAAATCTGTGCTTCCCAAGGCTTGCGTCGTCCATCCGGTCGCTTTGTCACTCCCTTGAACTCACTAATGCACCCTTTGTGCTTTTGGCTATTCCTCAGGTTCTCGCTCCGCGTGCACAGTCTCAGGTTTTCTCGTCTGTTGTCTAATCCATCGTGATTAATATGGTCAACATGAATTCCGTCAAGTGCATTCACGAGGAATCTATGCAGCAACACCTTTTTCCCGTCATGCTTCCCTAAAGCATAATAAGTGTTGCCGCCTTGGCGTGCACACCACTTGTGCTGACTAACCAACTCCAAGTCTTCCGCGTCAATGACCGTTACTAACCCTCTGGTTAGCTTTACCTCTACGACACCACTCTGCATAATACTCATGTCGAACCTCCTAACCAGGTTTTGCCACCGCCCCGATGGTTACAGCCATGCGGGGCAATTTTATTAGGGTTGGCTACGCACCGCCCCTCACTTTTTCGGTTTCTCTCCATCTGGCTTCTCTGTCCCAGGCTTTGGCGACAGAATCGCATATTCGTTTTGGGCTCTAGCCAAATTGCCAGCAGCCTGCGTAATCTTCAGCGCATCTTCGGCTGTGTTGTTCGTTCGGATAAGATTCAAAACCACCTTTAGCTTCTCTTCAAACAACTCGTGCATGTTTGTTCTCTCCAGGTTTTACCTATGGAAAAGATGTCTTACCAACGACGAAGAACGTCGCGAATTCCGTACTTCGGGCTGCCGGGTTTTACATGATTTCGCTCCTGCTGTTCGCGCCACAGGAAACTTCCGTACTCGGGAATATGACCAGTTTCCTCGCTTGAGTCAATCTTCTCACCCGCACTATCTGTGTTGAATACCAGCCAGCAACCCGCTGCTGAGATCGCTCTGTCGGCGTGATTCTTGTCTGTCAGACCTTTGTTTTTCGTCGGCACATGGACGATCTTATCACCGTCCCATTCGTACTCGCCACACTCGGTAATCATCTCTTCCGAGCGTGGAATGAACTTGCCATCTCCCATCGCCAGTGCGAACTGCTCGAACATGTCAGCCTTGTGTTTGTCCTGGCACGCCCAGCCAACCTTGCGGCTTTTCCGCTGTGTACCGTACTGCTCTACGTTTCGCATGAACACGTTTCCGTAGTACAGAACTTCGCCCACTTCCTTGGCAAAGCCACCAGAAACACCAGAGTCCTCCCAGCCCAGCTTGGCGTTTCGTAGCCACATGCACAGACCAACCACTCGACGTGCGAACGGACGTGGCTCCATGCCCTTGATGGTGTACTCCAACACTTGCTCGCCGGTTCGTTCATCCAACGCAGTTAGAACTGAGTTCGATGAAAATGCACCAACACCACCAGAAGCAATGTCAGCCCCAGCGGTGAACGGTCCCAGCGGTGGCGAGTTGTCGATGCCAGGCTTGAACCACAGCTTTAGCGAGCCATCTTCTCTCTGGACCAAACCAGTGAGCTTGCACGTCTCGGAATCGAACACAGGATTTCCAACCCACACCGGCCTCTTGCAATGCTGGCGTTTCATGCTGTCCAGTAGATCGGTGGCGAACACCTTTCCGACTGCACCGCGAGGATTCCGGTCGAGCTGCGAGGCGATCAGCTTGGGCGTAGCAGCTGGGCGCAGACATCGAGAGTCGTACCATGGACTGCGAACAACACCCTCGTACTTGAAGCCCTTTCGTTCCAATCGGCTGCGCAAGTCTGGATGCTCT